AAATTCGAAATTTCAAAACTAAAAATTTGAATATGTGGGTAGATCAGCAGTTTTCTTGGATTTACAACGAAGATTGGATGAAAAATAAAGTCGATGAAATCCCAATGGAGAAATTCACAAAATATGGAGCTTATGCTGGATTGGACCTTTCTACAACTACAGATTTAAGTGCTTATGCGATTTTATCGGAACCGGATGAAAACATGGAGCGTTACCTTAAAATTTGGCTTTTTTGCCCAAAAGATACCATCGAAAAGCGTTCCAAAGAGGATCGCGTGCCGTATCAATATTGGGCTGACAAAGGGTATATCATTGCAACGCCTGGAAACGTAATCGATTATTTTGTGATTAGTGATATAATCAAATCCACGTTTCACGAACACAAAGTAATCCGTCTCGAATACGATCGCTATAACGCTACGCAATTAATCCAGGAACTACAGGAAGACGGTTTAAATGTTTCTGAATTTTCGCAGGCTATTGGAACGATTTCGGCACCTACAAAAGAGTTTGAAAAACTCGTGTATTCCGGTAAGATAAAACATGACGGAAATCCCGCATTAGCTTGGATGCTTGCTTCATGTGTGATTTATGCAGATGCAAACGACAATTTAAAAGTACACAAAGGGCGTTCCGGTGCAAATGGCCGCCGTGTCGATGGAATTATTGCAACAATAAATGCGTTGGGCGGCTCGATGTCAACGCCTGAAGAAACAAACGAAAGTATCTACAACAGGGAAGATACTGAATTCACTTGCTAACTTAAATCTATTAATAATTATGAACGCAGTCGAAGAAAACGCTCTTAGAATTTACATCGCTAAAATTGAAAAACAAAATGAGCAAATGCGAGAGCTCTCAACTAGAAAAGGTTTTTATGCTGCTTATTTTGTAGCGTTGAAAACTGCAAAATCCAATAAAGAAGCTTTTGATACCGTCAATGAAAACTATCATGAATTATTTGGAAATTATCGTTATTCAGATTGGAATTCCTTTAAAAAAATGACGAACTATTATAACAACCAAAAAAAATAAAATGAAAATAGCAATTATAATTCTACTTACATTCTTATTCGCATTTGCCACCAGTGCGTTATTAGAATTCAATTTTATACAAAAAAATCCCGTGCGTTATACGCTCGTGGTTTTTTTAATCAGCATCGAATTACTAACTGGATTTTTTTACATAAAATCTGAAATAAAAAAATAACATGAGTCAAGAAAATGAAAACTGGATTGAAATAACTCTAGAAAGTGAATTACCAATAAAAGGATTGTATTTCGCTTATTATAAAATGGAAAAAAAAGTGACTGCGATAGAGTTTGATCCAAATAATACAATTGATAAAAAATTATTTAAAAAAATGTTTTCGCATTACAAAAAAATGCATTTGCCGGAACCGCCAATAGTTTAAAAAAAACATAATTAATAAAAAAATGTCCGAAAATCTAAAAGTAGAAAATATCGCAAAAGCAATAAAGCTGTTGCCTAAACCTAAAACGTACCCGCCAACAACTGTAACGGTGGTAGTAGGGAAACTAAAATACACCTTCGAAAAAATAAAAGACGAATGGTATTATAAATTTTAAGCTATGAAAATATTCCTGCAATCATTTTTCCAAATTGGATTAGTAGCCATAAACACGATGTTGATCTCAAAGGGATTTACATCGGTGTTTTTATAGTGTCGTTTTTAATTAGCTTACTTTGGGCCTTTAATGTTTCTAAAGTAGCAATATCGACAATAAAACAAAAATTGATCTACGCATTAGGCGCTGGCTGTGGAGCCGTGATTGGATTAATTTTAATATCTTTAATTTACAAATAATATCCGCTAAAAAAGCAAAGCACACAAAGTTGAATTATTCAACCATTTAAAAAGCATCGTTCCAATACTTTTACACTTAAATCAAAGGTGTAATGAGTTTGAACGGTGCTTTTAGCGAAATGTTTGCTTCTCAAAAAAGAAGTGTAAATACTGATAATTCCTATTTTTCGGGATTTGGCGGTATATTCTCGCAGGGAACTTCGGGAACAAATATGAGTGCTTCGCGAGCATTAAAACTTTCTGCATTTTACAATGGCGTTGATCAGATATCAAATGATATTGCGAAAATCCCTTTTTCGATATATCAAAAAGACGGAAAAAACCGTGTTTCACGCTCAAATCATCCTGCATACAATGTAATTGCTATAGAGCCAAATTCCTTTATGACTTCTTTTGTTTTTCGTAAAACAATGGCGGTTTCATTTTTGATTAAAGGGAATGCTTTAGCGAAAATCAATTCTGATAAAGCAGGAAAACCTATCTCTACAGATTTTATTAGTTGGGATAGAGTGAATGATATTCGAATGAAAAACGGTGAATTACTTTACGATGTCACCGGTTACAAATATCCATTGTTATCTTCTGAAGTATTGCATTTCAAAAACTTATCTCACAACGGAATAAGTGGTGTGGGTGTAATTACAAATGCAGCACAACAATTAAACCTGGCTATTGAAGTACAGGAATTTTCTGCTACAAATTTTGAAAACAAAGGGGTTCGTCAAGCAGTTGTTGAAAGTGATAAAACAATTAGTGACGGTAAGGCTAAAATAATCGCAGGAATAAAAGCTGCCTTTTCTGAAAAAGATGCTACACGTGTAGCGGTGCTGGATGAAGGCATGAAGTGGAAAGCAATTACCGTAACGCCACAAGAAGCGCAAATCATTGAGCAAGCACGTTTTAGTATTGAAGATATTGCCCGCTGGTTGAATATCGCACCACACAAAATCAAGTCTTTATTACAGTCTACTAATAATAATATTGAGCAGCAGTCACTAGATCATGTAAGTGATACGATACAGCCACACGTTACCAACTGGGAACAGGAGTACGCAAAAAAACTGATCCTGCCATCTGATATCCAGGACGGATATTATGTGCGTGGAAATATGAATGTATTGCTTCGCTCGGATATTAAATCACGTGGTGAATATTACGGAAAAGCAGTCAACGGTGGTTGGATGAATAGAAATGAAGTGCGACAATTAGAAGATATGAATGTGGGTCCTGATTTGCTCGAAGAGTTCTTAACTCCGGTCAATACGTTTACAGAATCACAAATCAAAAACAATTTAAAAACAGTCCAAGATGGAAAGTAAAGATTATATAAAAAGCCTTAGCGACACGGCAGAACGTCGTTTCTTTTCATCTGAAGTTCGTGCTGAAAAGCGTGAAGATACAGTGGATGGAACGTCTTCTTTAATCGAAGGTTATGCTGCCAAATTTAATTCGGATACTGTGATTGGTAATTATTACCAGTTCAGAGAAAAGATTAGTCCAGGTGCATTTGATGATGTGTTGAATGATGATGTACGCTGTCTTTTTAATCATAATCCTAACTACGTTTTGGCACGTTCTAAGGAAGGAAAAGGAACGCTGACATTATCGGTTGACGAAATCGGATTGAAATATTCTTATGTAACGCCTGAAAGGTCGTTTGCAAAGGATTTAGAAGATGCAATCGCTTTGGGTGATGTTTCGCAATCTTCTTTTGCTTTTGATATCGAAGAACAAACGTGGACCGAAGTAGAAGGTGAAATTCCGATGCGTACAATTGTACGCTTCAAAAAATTATATGATGTGGCTCCGGTAACGTATCCAGCTTATGCAGATACGGAAGTGGCAAAAAGAAGTTTAGATGCTTTTATCGAAAAAACACATGCGAAAGACGATTCGAAAGAGACTCGCTCGGATAACAATAAAGAGCTCAACGCTTTTGAAGCTCAATTAATTATTAATTCAAATTTATAACAAGCAAATGAAAAAATCTGCTATTATTTTGCAACAAAGAGCTCAAAAGATTGAAGCTCAAAAGGCGCTTCATGCTACTGCTGACGGCGAAAAAAGAAGCTTGAATGAGACTGAAACTGCAACGTTTCGTTCTCTTCAAAAAGAAATCGACGGATTAACGGATCAGGCTAATGATGCGTTAGCGTATGAAGAAAATCTTCGTTCAATAGAAGGATCTGAAGGAACTGATTTTGTAGGCGAAGGAGATTCTGTAAAGAAAAAAAAGACTACACAACGTGCTTACTCACTTGCCGCGCACATTCGTGGTGCAATGGGCGGGAAGTTGACAGGTGCTGAAAAAGAAGCTCAGGAAAAAGGAATTGCGGAACGTGAAGCGCGTGGTTTAGAAATAAACGAAAAAGCGGTTTATATCCCTGAGGAATTGATGACTAGAGCTACTCAGCAAACTGTTACGCAGGATGCAGGTGAGTATGGTGGTCAATTGGTTTCTGATGCGGCTCCAAGAGTGATTGATGGTTTTATGCCAAAATTATTTTTGGAAGATATGGGTGCTAATGTTTGGACTGGTTTATCAGGTGGTGATATTCCTTTGCCAGTGTCTTCAAACTATACTTTTCAATGGTTAGAAGAAGGTCAAGCAATTACAGGTCAAAAACAAAAGTTTGTTGGTCCTAAATTGTCTCCAAAACGTGCAGGTGCGTTAGTGTCAATCACTAAAAAACTGTTGATGCAAACTTCTATTGATGTAGAAGCTACAATCAGAACGAGATTGCAAGATGGAATCCGTAGAACATTGGAAGGTGTTGCTATTCAAGGTTTGGCTGCAAACAATGAGCCAGTTGGTATTTTGAATAAAGTAGGCGTTTTAGCTTCTGCTAATCAAGTTGCAGCTGGTGCTGCTACTTATGCAAACGTGGTAGAATTACAAGGATTGGTTGAAGATGCGGATGCAACTGAAATCTCTTTGGGATACTTATGTAATCCTAAATTACGTGCCAAATTGAAAACTATTACAAAAGGTGCTGATATGGGTGGGGCAATTTGCCAAAATGGATTAATCGATGGGATGCCAACAGTTTCAACTTCATTAGTGAAGAAAATTGCAGGAACTCCTGACACGTATCCATTGATTTACGGTGACTTCTCTCAACTTTATGTTGGTGTTTGGGGTGGAATCGAAATCATTGTTGATGCAGTATCTACAGAAGCGGCTTCGAAAGCATCTGTGAATTTAATCATCAACATGGAAGCGGATGTTCAAATCGCACATCCAGCAGCATTTGCAAAAAACAATTTCATGACTGCATAAGCAGTTTAATATAAAGAAAAGAGTTTCGGCTCTTTTCTTTTAATATTTTACAAAATGGCAAAAAAAATAAAGATTGTAGCCTTATTGCCTTTGTTGGCGTATGGTTTACCGCAAAGCGAAGGTCAGAGTGTTTCTGTTGAAAAGAAACAAGCGGATGAAATTATAGAAGCTGGTTACGCTAAATTATATGTAGCGGCTAAAGGTGAAGTTGTTGTTGAAGAAGAAGGCGCTGAAGAAGAAGGTGCTTATTTCGAAGGAACTGAATTGGTAAAATAATAAAAAACTAAGGTATGATGACTCATTTTTATACATCCGTAACGGCCGAAGCTCCGATTCTTTCTTTGGAAAAAGCGAAGAAACAACTTCGTATTGATGCGGATAATACAGACGAAGATGATTTGCTGACATCTTACATCGATGCTGCACAAGTAGCTTGTGAGGACTATATGAATCGTGCTATTGGGAAGCGTAATTTCATTATGGAGTTAAGCGCTTTTCCATCAAGTATAACCTTCGAACGTAATTATGAAAATGATGTCATCACTAAGGTTGAGTATTACGCACCTGGTGAAACAACGCTTACCACTTTAGCAGTGGATCAATACAAACTGCGCAATTCTAATATTGTGGAATGTTTTGACGTCAAATTTATTTCGTTACCGGAAACGGATAAACGCGATGATGCTGTAATCGTAACTATCGAGCAAGGTTTTACATTGGCGCAATGTCCTAAACCTATTTTGCAAGCCATCAACTTGAAGCTTTCGGATTTTTACGAACGTAGAGAAGACCGCGAGCAAGGGAATAATCCTGCATCCAATAATTTACTGAGAAAGTACCGAAAATATTAATCATGGAAAAAGCACCTTTCATAGGCCAAATGGACCGAAAAGTTCAGATAGTAAAGTTTGTGGCAACACGTAACTCTACTAATGAAAAAGAAGTTACTCAGGAAGTAATTGCGGAACCGTGGGCGCACATGATGGATGTTTCAGGAAGTGAAGATGTAGAGGGAAAAATACGGTATTTGGTGAATAAGAAATTTACAATTCGATACAATCAAATGGTGAATAATCTAAAAAACCAACTCGGATTGCTGTATGAAGGAAAATTGTATGACGTGGTAAATGTTATCGAGATTGGACGCAAAGCGCACCTGCAATTAATCGTGAAAAACTATGAGTAATCTAGGTATCACAGTAAGTGGATTTCCTGAACTCAAAGAGAAGATCAGGGAGCTGGCAAACGATAAAGACAAGAAAAAAGAAGTCCTTCTTATTCTACGTCAAGTCGCACGTCCTTCTCTTGTAGCAGCACGAAATGCGGTTCCGGTAAGTAGTAAATCGCATATTGCACGGGGCAAAAAAATTGAATCCGGAAACCTTAAAAAATCGCTTGGATTAATTACTTCAAAATCGAGTAATCCAATGATTTTAGCAGGTCCAAGAGCAAAAAACGGAAACGATGGTTGGTATGGTCACATGGTGCACGGTGGGCACGCTATTTACCGTAATACGGAGAATATCCGTAGAACGCTTCGAAACGGACGGAAAAAAAGCGTGCTTGCTCGTGTTACTAATAAACGCAAAGGAAACACAGTTGGGCGTGTGCGAGCAATCCCGTTTATGGATATTGCATACGAACAAACAAAAAACACGGTTACGGCTGATGCTCAGGATAAAATGGCAAAATTCATTCAAAGAAGAATCAATAAATTAAGCAACTAATGTTAGAACTATCAGACGAAATAACGGACTTTTTATTGACTGAAACGGTTTTTACAACGGTTATGAATGATCGTTTAGCGCCTGTAGTTTCTTCTGCTGATGAAACGTATCCTTTTGCAAATTATGTGATTCGGGAACAAACAGGACAAAGTTTAGATGGTGACGCGTATAGTGTGACATTGTTGTTTTATTTCGAACAAAATAGCTATCGAAAATGTGTAGCTTTTTTGGACCAAATGAAACCTATTATCAAAGAAAAATACGATTGGCAAAACTCCGAAATTGAATTTGTAGAAGTAGATCAGTCTTTTGTGGGAATTATTAATTTTAATAAAATATAGAAATTATGGCAGGAAATACCTATGCTGGAAAAAATTTAAGAATTAGAGTAGATGGAAAAACAATCTTCCATGCTACAGAATGTACATTTACAACTTCGCGTAACATGGAAAGCATCGCTTCCAAAGATACAAACGGGGAGCAAGTAACACCAGGGAATTATACTTGGGGAGTTTCTACAAACTTTTTAGTGGCAAATAAGCCAACTGCGTCATCTACTCAAATTGGTACAAAAGAAGTTATTGATATTTTTCAAAACGGAACTGAAGTTGAAGTACAATTCTCTACTAACATTGTAGGTGATGTAATCATTACAGGACAAACGTTTATTGAAGGAATGAACATGTCAGCAGGAACTAATGGAGTGGCAACTGGGGATTGCTCTTTCAAAGGAAATGGTGACTTTATTACAACAGTAGGTGTTTAATGGATGAAATCGTTTTACAATTAGGAAATAAAAGTTTCAAGCTGAAATTCGGCTTGAAACTTTTTAGAGTTTTGGGTCGAAAATGGCAATTACCTGGCATTGATGATGTCGTACAAAAAATCGCTGTTTTAGATTCCGCTGATGGAAAACTGACGTTTGAGCAAATTGACGTTTTAGAAGTGATTTTAGTTTCGGCTATTGAGTGTGGTGGGAATGAAGTAAACCTTTTTGAATTTGATATTATCGATGAATTTTTTAAGGATCCAAAAGCTTTGGAGAATTTTAAAAACGCATTGGTTAATTCGATGCCAACGAATGAACCGGAAGAAACGGGAAAGTAGAAGGTCACGAAAGTGACGAACCACCACCACCTTTAACCTGGGACAAACTAGAACAAATAGGATTAGGCGAACTGCGAATGACATTTGATGAAATGTATGCGCTTACACCACGTTCTTTTTTTAATGCCGTAAATGGCCAACGAAAAAAAGAAGATGCCTTTTCAAAAGAACGTTGGATAATGACTCGTGAAATAATGTACGCCGTTATGAAACCGTACCTGGAACAAGGAATCGAAAAACATGACGTGCTTACTTTTGAATGGGAACAAAAACAACTGCAACAAATAGCAGCTCAAAAACAAGAAACAATCTTTGAAGACCTGGAACGCATGAACGCTTTTTGGGAACGACAAGATAATGCGAAAGCAGAATAATATGTTTTCTTTTTTATTTATTTTTTTAGGCGGAAAACCCAAATAGAGATATTTGGGTTTTTTGTTTTATGTCACAAAGTTGAATTATTCAACCTTTTAAAATACACCCTAAAACTACTTTTAACACTTAATTAAAAGTAGTCACATGGCATCATTAGCGAGTATCAACATTCGATTTGCAGTTGACCTTCGGGAGTTTTCCTCGGAGATGCAAAATTCGTTGAGAACTATTGATAAAGTAGGGCAAAAGTTTCAAGCAGTAGGACGCTCGATGTCGGCTTTTGTGACGTTGCCAATATTAGCAGCAGGAGCTGCAGCCGTGAAATTTGCAAGTGATTATCAGGAGTCATTAAATAAAGTAGATGTTGCTTTTAAATCATCTTCTACAGGAGTAAAAGAATTTTCGAAAAGCTCACTAGATAGTTTTGGTATTGCTGAAGGGACTGCATTAGATATGGCGGCTGCTTATGGCGATATGGGAACCAGTATGGGTTTGACTACAGGTCAAGCGGCTAAAATGTCTACTTCTTTAGTAGGATTGGCAGGTGATTTAGCTTCTTTTAAAAATATTTCTATTGATATTGCTAATACTGCAATTTCGGCAATTTTTACTGGTGAAACCGAAAGTTTGAAAAAGCTTGGTATCGTTATGACTGAAGTTAATTTAAAGCAATTTGCTTTGAATTCGGGCATCAAAAAGAACTACGAGCAAATGACGCAGGCTGAAAAAGTGCAATTGCGATACAATTATATTTTATCTGTTACTAAGAACGCACAAGGCGATTTTGAACGTACACAAGGCGGTGCGGCCAATCAAACAAGAATATTTACAGAAAGTTTAAAGCAAGTAGGGCAACAACTAGGAGCCGTTATTTTGCCTTTATTCACGTCAGTAATTACTAGTATAAATGAAAAAATAAAAGCGTTTTCGAAGCTATCTGAAGGCACTAAAACAACCATTGTTGTTATTGCTGGATTGGTGGCTGTTATTGGTCCTTTGTTACTGGGAATTGGCGCAATACTGTCTATTATTCCTTTTGTTGTAGCTGGATTTGCAGTTATATCCGGTGCAATAGTTCCTATTTTGGCAGGATTGGTTTTATTGACTGGCGCTTTATTGATTGCAAAAAATGCTTTTTCAGATACTGCAAAATCTGTAGTGACGCTTACTGATAATCAAAAGTTGATTCAAAAAGTTACTGATGAAGCGACAGCTTCGATTGTAGATCAAAAAGCGGAACTGGATAACCTTTTGATTACGGCTCGAAACGAAAACGAAACAAAAGTCAATCGCTTAAAAGCAATCCAGGCAATCAACAGGATATCACCTGAATATTTAGGCAATCTTACTCTAGAAAATATAGGTACGGATAAAGCTCGTATGGCTATTGAAAAATACAATGGGGCATTGATATCCGGTGCAACGGCTCGTGCCGCTTCTCGTTTGCTAGAACAAAACCAAGCTGATAAAATTAAAGCGGGTTTTGAACGTGAAAAAGCATTAGCTGATTATAATGCAAAACGTGAAAATGCAATTGGTCAAGGTTGGGAAGCTGAAAAGGCTTTTTATGAAGAGAATAACCGTTTGATGCAATTTGCTAATGAAGCATTGGACCGTAAAAATGCAAAATATGATTCGGAAGCTAAATTGCTAACTGAAATCTATAATAAAAACAAGCAAAATTTAGACTTGCTAAACGGCAACACGGTTAAAGCTGATGTGGTTGCGCCTGCTAAAATTAAAAAAGAAAAAGCAGCAAAAGCACCTGCTAATTTAAGTGCTTTTGATAGTAGTTTGCCAGTTGCTGTTTCTGCAGGAAGTATTGAATCTTATGATCGTGAAATAGCAAAGTTAATCGAGTTTAGAGACCAGTTTACCACTACAGCTGAACAGGTTGAAATGGCAAAAGAAGCGATTAAGAACGTTGAATTTGCTAAAGCGATAAACTTTGATCCTTCTTCATTGATAAAAGCTACTGAAACGACTGAGCAAATGATGCAAAGATTAGCTGCTGCCGTTGGTGGTGCTAAAGCTAGTCTTGAAGTGGAGCAAAACGCTATGGTGGTAAATGCCACGAATTTTAACGAGCAGTTTTCGCAGGTTTGGCAAAATACTATTGGTGGTTTTGCGGAGAATTTTGGTGCTTTAATTGGGCAATTCGCAGCGGGTGGCGCTTCGTTATCTTCTATAGGTAATTTGTTTTTAATGACATTAGCTGATATGGCTATTCAGGTAGGTAAAATTGCTATATCTGTGGGTATAGCGGTTTTAGGAATTAAAAAAGCATTAGAGTCATTGAATCCTGTTGTGGCTATTGCAGCGGGAATTGCTTTGATTGCTTTAGGGACTTTTGCAAAATCTGCTTTATCAAAATCTTCCGGGCAAAAACCGCAAGCTTTTGCAAATGGTGGTATTGTTGGGGGCTCTTCATTTTATGGCGATAAAATATTGGCTCGTGTAAATAGTGGGGAATTGATTTTAAATAATTCTCAACAAAAATCTGTTTTTGGTGCTATGAATAAAGCAGTAAATGCTAGTGATGTAGCCGTTCAAATAATGGGAAATTTAAGTGTAAGCGGTAATGAACTGCAATTGCTTTTGGCTCGTACTGATAAACGTAATCAAAGAACTCAATAATGGCTTATTATATCGATATAATAGACACTACAAGTCCTTTGACTAAATTAGTCTTAGAGGATGCTTCTGCTTCTGGAATTGTCCTGAAGTGGAACGGTGGCGACTCTAAGGATGAAATGGCTATTGTGAGCAGCGAATTCAACTTTGATATGTTGACTAAAACTGCAGAAGATGCGGCGTTTATCGAATTCTTTACTGGTGACGAACATCGTTATAAGGTTTTGGTGAAAAATTATGTGGGTGATAGTGTTGTTTGGCAAGGGTACATCCTTCCTGATTTATATTCTGAACCATATAAAAACGTGTGTTTCTTTGTTTCGTTTACGGCCACTGATGGATTGGGTCGTTTGAAAGGAAAATACCTTCCGGATGAATACTATTCTCGTGAAAAATCATTGATTGATATTTTTTGTCAATGCTTAAAATTAACTGGTTTGGAGCTTGATTTATATTTTAATCCTGCTATCGAAAATTTTACCAATAAAGACTGGAATACCATTTATGTTGATACGGCTGATTTTTTAAACAAAGAAAAAAAACAAGATGCTTACAAAATCCTTCAAACTTTATTAGAAGACACGCTTTGTGTTTGCTACCAAGCGGATAATCGCTGGTATATTGAGGGTATAAACACCCGTCACTTACGTAAAGTAACTTATAAAGTGTATGATGTTGATGGCCAGTTTGTAAGCAATGTGGTTTATAATCGTTTGTTGAAACAAATAACGCCATTGGTAACACCAACTGTTACTATTATACCGCCTTACAACGAAATCACAATTACGCATCCAAAAATAGAGCCTTCGATACCTAAGACTGCATGTAAAGAAGTAAATGATGGCTGGGCACTAGTTACGGGTGTCAAGGGCACTATTTATAATTCGGATTGGGTGGGACACGGTGGCTTGTATGCGATTTGTGACCAACCGGATTATTATACGCGTATCTATAATGAAGGTCATTTTACGGGTGATGGATCTCTTTCTTATCCTCAGGATAATACGCGTTGGGTTTCATTAAAAGAAAAAATATACTTTGCTAAGGCGCAAAAAATAACCTTCAATTTAGAGTTTAGTATTGTAAAATTTATTTCTGTAGTTTCTGATGTGATTGATTATGAGTTATGGAAAAATCCTTTTAAGTACGAAATTGTACTGAATGGCGTGGTTGTTTTTACCAATTTTAAAGAAAACGTTTCGGATAATGAAAACATATTTTTTGAAGAAAGTGGTACTGTAAAAAAAGAATTTCAACATATTGTTACAGCTGATTCTTTGCTTGATATTCGGATTTATGCGCCTTTTGGTTCGCTTATTACTACTAAAATTATGGGTATTGAATTGCGTTCAGCAGCAGTATCTGTAATAGGATTTAAAGATGAGGAAATTATTACTGATTTAATTAGCGGTGATTTTACTGTTGATAAAGAATTAGAATTGACTTATGGTGATGACAAATCAGGAACTTCAAAAGGGTTCCGATTGAAAAAACTAAAAGAACAAACTACATTTTTTAACGCTATTCAAGCACCTATTTTATATGGCTTTTCAAATAATGGAAAATTTTATAGTGTAATGAGTTTGCAGGATGCAAATTTAATTGATGAAAACCGTTTTCAAGTTTTTAAAGAAGGCGTTTTGATTCCTGTTATAGATGTTTTTTACAATTTTAATGATGGCGAGCAAATGGTTGTTGAAACCGAAATAGCTTATACTTCAGGTTTTTTTGTAGTACATAAATACGCCGTTGACGATTTACTTGACAATAGAACAACCTGGCAACAATGGACCGATGCTATTTATCAAATAGAAAACACATCCTACGCTAAAACGGTATCTAATATTTACCGAAGAATGTTTAATGCAGCACACGAAAAAATAGATTGTGTGGCTTTAAATGCTGTAAAATTTAACGATGTTGTTTTGTTTAAATATGTTTATCCAAAAGATTTTTACCTGCTTAATTGTAGTTGGAATCTTGACGAAAACAAAACTACCATTACAGTAGGGCGTTCTATTTATAAAGATGCTACAGCGACCGTTCCAGGTGATGATAATGTGCCGCCAATTGTATTGGCTGGTGATGATATTTATTTAACAGATTTACAAACTACAGCTTCGCTTACGTCAAATGCTTATGATCCTGATGGGTTTATTGCTAGTCAGCAATGGACCAAAACCAGTGGGACTTTTGGTGGCATCATCGATTCGCCTTTTGCTTTGAATACTGATTTAACCAATTTAACTGGTGATTATTATACCTATCAAATTCAAGTAACAGATAATGATGGCGCTACGGCATTAGATACCGTCAATGTAATTCGAAAAAAAGACTATCAAATCATTTTTGAAGAGCTGTATTACAATGAGGTTGAAACGCTTGAAAATCATGCGGTGCAAGCACGATACAAGCTAGTGATTGATCCAAATATTCCTGAGGGTTTTGTGCTGAACCTGGAAGGTATTTATAAAATATTAGTAGAAGTAAGTAGATGGAGTGTTTACGGCTATCTGCTTATTGAAAAAAATGGAGTGGTGTTAGAGGAATATGTGACTTATGGAGCGTTTTCAGTTCCTGTTTTACTGAATTATATAGCTACTGATGAAATCTTCTTTACTATTGAAGCAAGTGCTTCTGCAGGTTCTTTGAGTGGCGAAACAGCTTCTTTTGCAAGTATTAATTCAAGTGTTCAGTTTGATACAGTAAACTTTATAAATGGTCAAGGTACGGTGATTAATTTACCGGCAAAAATTGAAATTAGAGCAGCAGTAAGAGAATAATGGATATACAAAGAATAGGTGTAGGAAATAGTAAGTTTCCAGCCATAACCGAAAACGATTTAAAGGATCCTAAAATTCCTTTTGAATTTAGTACTAACGAAATCACGTTTGATCAAGAAGATAGAACGTTTGATGAAAACCCAACTGAATAATGGCTTTGCAAAAAATAAATCTAGGAACTACTGTAGGCGATAAAACAGGAGATGGAGCAAGAATTGCGGGTGCAAAAATCAACGCAAATTTTGACTATTTAACAGCACCACATCCTTTTAACGCATTTAAGCTTATTCAAAAAGGATTTGGAAATTTATTACCAACACCTGAACCTGGAGACATTTATTGCGGATGGACCAACGATGGTTTAATTCGATACACAGAAGCTATTTACATATCAGGATCTTTGAGCGATTCTAACAATTTTACACCATTAGTTCAAACAGAAATTTAAAATTATGTATAAATATATTATTGCGTGGGTAGTAGTTTCAATTCAATCAGCTTCTTGTCCTGATGCTTCAAAAGTTTCGGAATTTGGAACGATGAATAGATCAACAATGTCTTGTGCTGCTTATCATTTGAAAACAGTAAAAGAAACAATAAAAAAGGAATTTTATTCAAAAGATTCTGCTAGTTATTTTTTAAAAAACATAAACCAATATAAGCCGTCAGGGGTTAATTTGTTTATGGAAGATAAAATAGAAAATATAAAAATTGACTCAATTAAAATTAAATAAATCATGAAAAAGTATTTCTTACTCTTATTAATTTTTGCAGCATCATTGCAATTAGAAGCACAGACAACACTAGCGAATAAGCTAAAAATAACAGGCAACACTACTTCTATAACTGCGCCATTTGTCAATGTGCAAGAAATAGACGGCCTTGTAAATAAAATATCTAAAGGAGATTTAATTGATGCTATTTTCGTAGATACTGCATCTCAACTTACTACCGAAATTGGTAACACATCAAAGCTGTATGTAACTCGTGACAATAATATCATCTACCGATATAACGGCACTATTTACATTTCTTTGAGTGCCGATATAAGTGGCAAAGAAAACATTTCAAATAAAGGAATAGCAAACGGTTATGCTTCATTAGACTCTTCAGGAAAAGTTCCTTTAATACAAATAAATGATGCTTTATTAGGAGCAGTAAACTATAAGGGTACTTATGACGCGGCTAATAACACACCTGCGTTACCATTGGTAGCTAGTGAAAATAAAGGTCATTATTATATTGTTTCTACAGCTGGTACTCAGGTAGGTTTAACTTTAAATATTGGTGATTGGATTATTTCAAATGGAGTATCATGGGGCAAAGTTGATAATAATAATTCAGTAACTTCGGTTAATGGAAGGACCGGTGCTGTTGTGGTAGATAAAACGGATGTTTTACTTTCTAATGTAGATAATACAAGTGATGCAAATAAACCAGTTTCTACTGCAACTCAAACAGCTTTAAACTTAAAATTTAATACCCCTACTGGTTTAACGACAAACTATTTGCCAAAATGGAACGGAACTTCATTTGTCAATTCTAAAGCTTTTGAAACTTCAAATACTTTTTCTGTTGGCACAAATACTAACATTGATTTTTTTACTAGGTTTTATATTTTCGGAGGTACAAATGGCGCAAATTTAGATGTTAGACCTGGAGGTGGAGGATATGACCAAGCAATTGTTGATTTACAAAGTAGTGATTATTCTACAACATCTAGTTCTGTTCATTTAAAATATCAAGGACCTGGAGCAATTGGTACTTTAGATGGTTTTCCTTCTACAAATTTAGCAGATTTAACATATAGTTATTTGCCAGGCGACAGAGCATTTTTAATTAGAAGCTTAGGATTAAGCCCTATTGTTTTTACTGTAGATGGAGTTGAAAGAGGTAGATTTGGAACAAATGGTCTAACTGCTACATCGTTCATTAAATCCGGCGCCACTTCAACAAACATACTTTTAGCGGGCGGAACAGATATAACACAAGCAAGTTTGCCAGTTTCAACAGCAACGCAAACCGCTTTAGATTTAAAAGCAAATTTAGCCTCTCCAACTTTTACAGGAACGCCAACAGCACCGACAGCAACAGTAGGAACGAATACAGCACAAATAGCAACAACGGCTTTTGTTTTAGCTAATGCTAACAATATACCACAATTAGAAAGTAACGCTACTGATTTAACGGTTTGGAATAATGGAAAAGGTAATATTTCTACTAATACAAGTTTTGGAGACGGAGCATTAAAAGTTAATAGTACAGGACAAAATAATACATCAATAGGATTTAACGCATTATCAACCAATACAACTCAAAGTGGAAATACAGCTGTAGGCGTTAATTCTGGCTCTTTAGCTGCTAATGGAGTAAGTAATGCAAATACAACAAATTCTGTTTATTTAGGTAAAGATACTAGGGCTGGAATAGGTGGGGGATTTGATAACGAAATAGTTATAGGTGCAAATGCAGTAGGATTAGGTACAAATACAGCTATTATAGGAACAACAAGTACTGCTTTCACAAGGCTTCACGGTCAAGTACAAACGGCAGGTTCATTTGTTAAAACTTCAGCTACTTCAACAAACATACTTTTGGCAGGGGGAACGGATATAACACAAGCAAGTTTGCCAGTTTCAACAGCTACTCAAACCGCTTTAGATGGTAAGTTAAATTTAACGGGTGGTACTTTGTCGGGTGCTTTAAATGGTACAAGCGCTAACTTTTCTTCAAGTGTTACGGCACAAGATTTAATATTAAGTAAACCTGTAGTACCTTTTGTTGATACTTATACTTTTTTAAAAATGGATTCGGCAAATTACGGTTACAATATTAAAGCTGGACTTCAACAAGATGTTGGTTCAAAGTTCGCAATAGAAAGAAATAATTTAGGGGCAATCACAGAGGCATTTTCATTAAACTCCGCTATGCAAGCAACCTTCGCTTCAAGTGTTACGGCAAGCGGAAATATTGAGGGGGCTGATATTGTAACGGTTAAAGGTTCTTCCCCATTTTTTAGATTTAATAATGCTTCTGGTACAAGGTTGGCTTATATTCAGCATAATGGAACAGGCTTGGCTATAAGTTCTGATGTAGGTAATATATCTATTGATAAGCCAACAACCTTTGCCTCAAGTGTTACGGCAGGAGGAAATTTAAAAGCTGTCATCCCTATTTACGCAAGTGATGCGACAGCCGATGCTGACACTGCTTTATTATCAGGTCAATTGTACAAGTTAACGGGTTCAAGGGTTGTATATCAAAAACCATAAAATATGAAATCATTAATCATCCCAGTAATCATAGCTATTGTAACGGTTTCAATTTTTATTTTTTAATCACGTAAAATCCAAATAACAATGCAAAAATTTTTAGAACAATTACTCGGAACAACAGATTTACCAACCTACGCAGCTTGGTTTGTATTAGCTTTCATTGGAGCATTTACAGCTATACTGATTCGTGCAAAAGTGAAATATAAGTCAAGCGATGAAACTCCAAATAGCTGGTCTTGGAAATTCTTGATTCAAGACAACTTAATCAATTTGTTAGTTGGTTTTTTAATCACTTTTATTTTTTTACGGTTTTCAAATGAAACTTTAAAAATGGAACCTACGGCCTTTGGAGCATTAATAATCGGAGCAACAAATAACGAACTCGCTTTACTTTTTATGAAGTTTAGCATGAAAGCAAGAAAATAATATGAATGTAGATAATATAAATTTTAGAGCAAAAGATGTTATTCAATTTGGCATCTATGTAATTCCATTGTTTGCTTTCTTTTTAGGCATGAGTGCAAAAGTTGAAAGAGCAACAGAAGCACTTGAGGAATTGAAAGCAGAAAGAAAAGAAGCAACAGTTGATAGCAAAGCGTCATCTATTATTATTCAAAATGAAATTAAAACTTTAACCGTTCGCGCTGAATTAAATCGTCAAAGTATAGAGATAATGAAAGCGGATATTGAAATTTTAAAAAGGAAATATTTAAATAATTAATCATGAACTACGACTATCTAAAAAAATTAACATCGCCTCAAATTTTGGTCCAGGCATTAACATTAGTTGGTACTAAAGAAATCATTGGAACCAAACATTCAGCAGAGATTATGTCATGGGCAAAAGAGTTGGGTATTGAAAAAATATATAACGCTGATGAAATTGCGTGGTGTGGACTTTTTATGGCGTATGTCTGTAAGGAATCAGGATTAGATTTGCCATTTACTGCTACAGAAAGTCTTTGGGCATTGAACTGGAATAAGTTCGGAACCAAGCAAAAAGTGGCTATGCTAGGAGATGTACTAACTTTTAAAAGAAACGGCGGTGGCCATGTTGGTATTTATGTGGGAGAAGATAATACGTGCTACCATGTATTAGGCGGAAATCAATCTAATATGGTTTGTATCACACGAATTGAAAAAACAAGATGCGCGGGAATTAGAAGAACTGCTTGGAAAATATCTCAGCCAGATAGCGTAAGAGCAATTGCAGTAAATTCAAATGGTTTTATATCTAAAAACGAAGCGTAATGAAGCAGATAAACTTATTTACTCCATTTTGGAAGGAAGCCTTGAAATATCTTGGTTGGGTATTACTGTTTGTTGTATTATGGTTCAATGGATGCTCCCGTAGCGCGCCAACACCACAAACTGCAAAAGTAATAGTTCCGGAAGTAAAAGGAAAGTTTGAAGCTAAAAAGCCAGTTCATGAGCCTATTTTAAACAAGCCGAATTCAACACAATTAAAAATTAGTACAGAACCTCAGTCGCTTAGTACAGAACCTAGTCCCTTAGTACAGAAGTTAATTGAAGAAAATAAAAAATTGGCACAAGATTTCGCTAAAGCAAACGATAGTATCAAAAAGCTTTTATTCGATAAAGCTGTTCAATTAAATAAGTTCTCTACTGATTTTGAAGATGAAAATTTGACACTCAACATCAATGGAGTTGTCCAGGGCGAAGTAAAAGAGATTACACCAAACTACACAATTAAGAAAAAAACAATCTCGGTTCCGGTTAAGCAGAAGGAAACTGTGTTTCGAGTTTTGGCCGGTGGAGCAGTAGGATTGAATAAAGATTTGAACCAAGCAGCATACAAACTGGATCTAAATTTTCAAAACAGAAAAGGCGATATTATTTCAGGAGAATTTTTGCGAGTTGGTGATCAAAGTTTTGGGATGGTAGGGTTTAAAAAGTCGATAATTAATATTAAAAGGTAGGTTTTGTTTATATTTGGTTTTAGTTCCGGTGTGGTTCCCGGTGATTAGCAGTTCAGAAATGGACTGCTTTTTTATTTATAATCACGAACAATTAACATAAAAAAATGTCTTACAAATTGTAAAGTATTGGTTTTATTGGCTTTTATGTATTTTGGTTTGTGCCTTCTAAGCAGGCGGTCGAAGGTTCGAATCCTTCTGCCTTCACTTAAAAACCCACTGATTTCAGTGGGTTTTTTGCGTTTAATGATTTTTGTATTTCTTATTTTCCTACATTTACCACAACAAAAAGCAACATTTTACAACATTTTCACGAACAAATCACGAACATGAAAATAGAAATTAAACTTATAACTTCAAGAAAAGAAACTGAAGATGGTTTTCCTTTAGTGGTGGAAATTGCGCACCAAAATAAAAGGAAATCTAAGACAATAGCTTTTTGTGCAGCTGCTCATTTTATCCAGGACGGAAAAACGATTTCTAGCAAACATCCTGATTATGATATTTTGGCTCCTATTATAATGGAGTTGAAAATTAGAGCGCGCAAATTGATTTTGAGTGGCGTTACTGATGTTGAACAAACATACCAGGACATGTTTGCGATGGATTTTTCGCAAATTGGATTTTTGGATTATGCTGCAAAACTGGTTTCGGAAATGAAAAGCGTGGCTGAAAATGTAGGTAAGTATGATTTGAAGGCGAAAAATAAATTGCTTGGTAATGTACGCTGTTATGAAAATGTGATTGCGCAATTTGAGAATTTCGGAAAAAACGTTTCTTTGCAAAACTTAGATTATGAAATTTTGATGCGTTTTAAGAATTACAATATTAGCATTGGGAATTCGAAATCTACTATTCATTTATATTTGCGCACTTTGCGCTCGATTTATAATAAAGGCATCCTGATGCACAAGTTTGCGGACCAAAAACCGTTTACTGGCGTTTTTGATGGATTGAAAACCCGAAGCTTTGATTCTCAAAAAAAGTACCTGGATCGTGAAACTTTGGTAAAATTGGAAAATTTAGACTTGAAAAATGAAAAACAGAAATATGTAGATTTATTTTTGTTGCAATTTTATTTTGGCGGCTGTGATTTGATTGATTTGTATTACCTGAAAAAAAGGCAAATACGCAAAGGACGTATTGTTTTTGAACGGACCAAAACCAATACTGGAACACGAATTGATTTGAAAGTACATCCTAAAGCAAGCGCGCTATTGGCAAAATACGCTAGTGATGGCGACTGGTTGTTTCCCTGGAAAAAAGAGAATGAATCTTATATTACTTTTCGTAGGAATTACCAAAGGGATATTTTGATTGTACAAACAAAAAATGAACTTGAAGTTTTGCCTGATGGTGGAAATATTGGAATAAAAGTGGCTCGACATACCTTTGCAAATCTCGCCAAAACACTTAACATTGAAACCGATGTGATCCGGGAACTAATGGGCCACGAGCGTGACGATGTTGATAATTATTACAAAGATAAATACCCTGAAGCGGTGCGAGATAAAGCGCTGTTTGATATTATTGGTTAAATGGATTTTTTATTTCGCCTGTTTCTAGTGCTGCTTCATAATCTATTGAGCAATTGAATCCATATCCTTTAAAGAATAGATAGGTTTTAAATCCTCTCGCAGCGTTTCCGATTGATTTTATTTTTGAGATAGTTACTTTGCTATTAGATAATCGTGCTTCTACTTGCAAATCGCCTTGTGTAATAAAAGTAAAATATTGGCCTAAGGGATATCCAATTGTTATGGTGTCACCTACTTTTAAAACTGATCCTTCTTTTGTTTGGTATTCACTGAATTTTCCTGCTGTGTTGGTTTTATTGTAAACTGCCTTTTGCGCAAATCCTGAAAAACTAATAAATAATAATAGTACAATTGTTTTCATAAAAGTAATTTTTCTCTCAAATATACTTATTTTACTCTTCGTCTTCAAAAAAATCCTTGAATTCAATCTTGTTTTTTCTTAGTAAGCTTTGAAGTTTGTGAATTTCTTTTAATAATTTACTTTCTCTTTCGATGCAATTGACATATTTTGTCAAATCTAAATTAGGATCAGTATAAACTGCAGCTGGCTCTTCTATTTTGTTATCATCGATTCCTAAAATCCTTTTCTCAAAAAACGCAATAATTTCATTTAGAGAATTTTCTTGTGGATTCTTGCTCGTTCCGTTTAATATTCTTTGGATGCCAGCTTCGGTCAATTTCGTGTTTTTGGAAATAGTATTGGCGCTAATCTTTAATTCCTTTTGATTTTTCAATACAAAATCCAACTTTTCTTTTTTATTTAAGTTGTACATTTTCAGGTAGTTATAAATTAATATTATATAATTTTACATTTTTATCGATATAGTATGTATTTGTATCGATACTTTTATTATATTTGTCTTGTCAAATAATACAAATAGACATTACAATATGTGTGCCAACCTTGACAAGACAATACAAATATATGAAAAAGTTGATACAAATTGATCCCGTTGATGATGAAATGGCTTTGCTAGGTAATGCTGTTTTTATTTTGAACAACTATAAAAAAGTAGGTTTTGTAAAAAGAGAATCTTTTGTGGAGCTTATTATGGATGAAGATAAGTCTTATCATACACTGCAAGGGATGCAAAAATTAAACAATTTTTGGGCTGGTCGTGTAAAAGATAAGTCTTTGAATGAAGATTTAACTCGAATTCTTGAAAACATGAAATCTGAATAATCATGGCAGCACCAAACTACATCAACGCAAATGATTTCATTGAGACACTTAAGTCTCATGGACTTGTGATTGTTTCTATTCGGGAATTTGAAGCAGGAAAAGATTTGCTTCGTAAAAAGCTCATGCGTAGAAAAGCGCTTTCTCTTAAGGAAATTGCAGACAATAAACTACTTCCAGTTAAGGATAAAAAAACGGTGAATGACTGGATTTTAAACGGAAAAATAAAACCTACCGAAACTTACCAAGAAGCAAATGGTTGTAAAAGAATTATGGTGTTAACCAGTGCAATAAGAAGATTAGGTTATGAAGACTGATATAGTAAAAACTACTGCTGAAATAAAGGAAATCACTGTTATTGATGAAGTGGTTCTTAAATGTGAAGGTGTAAAGCTCTGCTTTCCTGAAGCGTATTTTGAAATGATAGAAACCTGTAAACTTTGTGAAAAATGTGTGTAATTCAATTAAATGCTCCTACAGTATTAAAAACGCCTGAAGAGCAATCGATTTTTAATCGCTATAAAAAGTGGTTGTATGAGGATACGATACCTGATCACGTTGTTGAAAATTTTACAACTGAAGTTCGAAAATTTAAACGTAAAAATAAATAAATCATGGAAATAGTAAAGTTAATTTTTTGGTTTGTAATCATAGGTGTTGCATCCAGTATTTTGTTAATCACTTCTTGGTTTTTATTCTCTCTAGCAGTCGCTTTTTACAAGGTGTACTGCAAAAAAAATTCCAGTGATCCTGATTTGTATAACGGTAAACTAGATTAGTCATGTGTAAATTATATGATATAATATCGATGTTTTTATTTGGTGGGAAATCATGTATGCCAAAAGAGTTTGCAAGTTTTTAAGTAGTAACTAAATAAATAAATATAAATGGAAAAACACATTTTACAAGGTGAAAGTGCCAGCGATCGCCTGGAACAGTTGAAAAATTCGGCTGAAAAAGTAGAGTCATTCTCTTATCCAAGGGAATTGTCTACTGGCGAAATTCAGGAACTACAATCGCACTTGTCACAGGACATGATTACTGTGGATCAGGAAGAACAAAAATTAAAGGTTGCAAAAGAGATTTTTAAAGCAGCTACAAAACCAGTAAAGCAAACCATTGCTAAAAACTTGCAAATGATTCGAACGCAGGTTGAAGAAGTTACTGAAGATGTCTATTTATTAAAAGACATCGAAGAAAGTAAAATGGGGTATTACTCTAAAGAAGGGAAGCTTGTTTTTGAGCGCAACCTTCGCCCTGAGGAACAACAGTATAGTATTACAGATCATTTAAGAAAAGCGCAATAATCATGGAACAAGAATTGAAAATTACCGTAGAAAACGGTGTGAAAGAATTGGTGATCTTGAATGGTCAGGCGGCACCTGTTTATTACGAAAAAAGTTTTGATGTAAAAGATGCTTCGATTGCGGCAGTACATGAATTTTTAGTAAAAAAAGGAATTGAAAACGAAGATGTTGTAAACTCTAAAGTTGAGTTTTCATATACTGATTTGTTTTTGAACTTGTATTATTCTATTCGTAGAAGAAATCCTGACACTATTAAAGGAGTTTTGAAGTTGCATCCTGATTTAAAGAAATTTGATATTAATGGATCTAAAACCTACAACACTTTTGAATTAGCTGATTTTATAAAAATGAATCGTCATTATTTTGAAAACAAAGAATACGCAATGAAATTAGTTTCTGAATTGCGTGGTTTTGAAGGTAAGGTAAATAGAGATATTGAAGCTAAAGCAGATACTAGAGGTAATGCAAAGATGTTGATTAATCAGGTTGTGGAATCTAATATTCCAGCGGGATTTCATTTAGTACTTCCTGTTTTTGTTGGCCAAGAAAAAGTAAGGCTGGCGGTTGAGATAAATATTACTTCAGATTTTAGTTGCTCATTAATTTCTCCTGATTTAAAACAATTAATTGATGAAGAAACGAAAGTGATCATTGGTGGTGAATTGGATAAAATCAAATTATTACATCCAGATTTGAAAATTTTTGAATTGTAAAATCATGAATACAACCACTTTCAACCTTGAAAAAGCCAAAATAATAGAAGATGCCGTGTGTATGGAGTTTGGTTGTAGTATTTACGAAATCGTGTGTTTCAAGAATACTTTTTTCAAGAAAGTGGTTGTTTTTCTTTTGTCGAAAGTTCATGGTTATAATAAGCGAAATATTGGGCACAAGTACCAAATCACTTACTTATATGTGCCTACAGTAGTAGAAGAACTGGAATGGCAGTTTAAGAATGTAGAAGCGTTCCAGGTGGCGATTAATAATGTTTGTAAAAAAATAGGATATGAGCAGAATTTGGACTTTGCAGGAAGATAATATTTTGCGTGAAAAATATCCTGATTTATTGACTTCTGATTTGATGAAGTTTTTACCAGGAAGGACATATTCAAGCATTACGGGTCACGCAAATGTTTTAGGAATAAAGAAAAGCGATTTGTTTTTTTCTCTTGGTATGGGTGGTCGAATATCTAATAGCAATAACATTGGTATCGATACTAGATTTAAAATAAATAAACCTGGTTGGAATAAAGGCAAAAAACAAAGTGATTACATGTCTCCTGAAAAAATAGAGCGAACAAAAGCGACTCGATTTAAAAAAGGTCAAGATCCACACAATACGGTTCCTATAGGAACAGAACGAATTTCGAAAGATGGTTATGTTGAAATAAAAATAAGGCATTTAAAAAATGGGGATGCTAATAATAAAAATTTTGTTTCGAAGCATCGAATGATTTACCAAGAACACTTTGGTCCAATACCGGACAATTATAATGTGGAATTTATTGATGGTAATAGAATGAATTTCGAGCCTTCAAATTTTATTTTAAGAAGTAAAACAGAAAACTTTTTAAAAAATACAATGTCGGACGCTTCTGTTGTGAAACGTTTTTTAGGAGTAAAGGAACCGGAGTTGGTTGATCGAATTATCAAGGACATGCCGGAAGTTATAAATCTAAAAAGGAATGCGATTAAATTAAACCAAAAACTAAATAAAAAAGAAAATGCAAAATCTACTAAATAAATTAAACGGAAAAGCTTTTAAGTACTGCGGAAAAACCTGCATAGTAAAAGAGACGAAAATTGTGAATCAAAGAGCAGTGATACTTACTGATGGGCAGTCATTTGTGAAAACAAATTCGGAGCTGGAAGCTTTTATGGATGATATTGAGATCGTGAAAATAGAAAAAACAACTGCAATAGCAGCTCCTGCAAAGTCTTTCAATCAACCGGATGAATTAGTAGTGAAACCATCGCCTTTGCAAGCTGAAATTGTCGTGGATGAGAGTACTGCTCAGAAGGTTTCGAATAAGCTTATGGAGGTTTTTGATATGTTATCTGACGCTCCAACTGAAGAGACTTATAAAAAAGCTCAGGCGATGGTTAATGTATCGAATTCTATCGTGGCGGTGCAAATGGCTCAGATTAAGTTTTTATCGCTTAAAAAGTAATATTATGGACCACTTCAAACTGCTTCGGGATTTTTGGGATTTTGCGTTTGAAAATCCTGAGAAAATATCGCCAAATCATTGCGCCTTGTATTGTTTTATAATTAATCATTCCAATCGATTAGGGCAAAAGATAAAATTAGGTTTACCTACAGAAATGGCAAAAGAAGCGATTGGAATAAAATCTTACAATACTTATATCAATACTCTTAACGATTTAGTTGGCTGGGGTTTTATAAAACTGTTAGAACGAAGCAAAAATCAGTACAGTTCTAATATAGTTGCTTTATCATATTTTGATAAAGCACTTGATAAAGCACTTGATAAAGCAATGTTAATGCAGCAAAGAAAGCAAAGTGAAAGCAGTAGTGAAAGCATTAGTGAAAGCATTAGTAGTATAGATAAACTAATAACTAATAAAGAAGAACTAATAACTAAGAGAGAAGAAAGAGAAAATTTCGCTCTCTCTTTTTTAGAAATTAATCATCCTTCAGATCATGAAGTTTTAACGATGCAATTCAAGAAGCAAATAAATGATTATGAAAAGTTTTTGCAAATGTTTGAAGCGACTATTGAGCAAGAAGGATTGGAATTTAAAAAAAATGTAATCGTAGGGCGTTTTAAAAAATATG